CATTTGAGTTAAAGTGGAGTAATCTCGATGCGTTCAGGCATCTCTTTGGCCGGCATGGCGATGATGTATGCCAGGGATACAGGCGACGGCGTGCTGGCTCTACTCACGCTTGAGCATCCAATCCTGGATCCGCCCCTTCGTTATGTTAGGAACAACGTCAACATCTCTTCCAGGGGCAATCTCTACGAGGCCCTGGCTTTCGATATCGTGCTTCCGGCGGAGGAGGAAAATGCCGCACCTGTGTGCAGGCTGGTCGTAGATAATGTTGACGGAGACCTTACTACCCTGCTTCGATCGGTCATTTCGTTCGTCTATGCCTCGATCGAATTGGTAAAGATCAGCAATCCCAACTATGTCGAACAGCGTTGGTTGAAGTATAAGATCACTTCAGTCGATGGGCCGGAACCCGGACTGATCGAGGCCAAGCTTGAGCTAGATGACCTGTCGATCGCTAGATATCCACGTCATCATTACAATGAGCAGTGGTATCCAGCCCTGCTGAGAGCAGTGTAATGCACCACTTCGATCCGTCCAGGTACGTCGGCATTCGTGGGACGTCTACTTTCAATTGCTGGGCATTGGTGCGACAAGTTTACCTGGAAGAGCTTGGAATTGAGCTTCCAGAGTTCGATACGGTCCCATACACGGACCATCAGGCAATAGCTGGCGCTATCGAAAAGGAGCAGGAATTTTGGGTCGAGGTCAAAAAAGGACAAGAAGAAGCGTTTGATGGGGTGCTTTCTGTACACGCGACTCACGTCGGGATTGTTGTCCGCAGGGGCATGATGCTGCATTTACCAGCAGGTCTCACCTCAGTCGTTGAGCGCTACAACACCCCCAAGTGGGAACACCGGATCGATGGGTTCTATCGTGCCAGCAGAAGGATCCCGGGAGCTTAGCGTTGTAGCACGCAAGCACCCAATGATGGTGGCTTGCCCACCTATCCGGGTTCTTCCTGGGGCGACGATCCAAGAAATCGCCAACGATATCGACTTCGTTCCTGAGTTGAGGCCTATTCTTCAGGCGCGGGTCAACGGCGTCCTGATCCCTCGACAAGTCTGGTCGCAGGTGAGACCGAAGGCAGGAACGGTCATTACCATTGTTCCTCTCCCAGAGGGCGGCCAAGGACTTCGGCTCGGGCTTACCCTGGCGATCGTGGCGGCGGCCACGCTTGCGTCAGGCGGTGTTGCTACGGCACTAGGCGGTGGAGCCTTTGCGACTATGGCCGGTGGCGTCGTAGGCGCTACGATTTCTGTTGCCGGCTTTATGGCAATCAATGCCCTAATTCCTCCCGCACTCCCCCAGCAAGCCACAAGAGAAGCTGCATCGAAGAGCGATGTCTACTCAATCGAAGGCGCCAGAAACGACATCAATATCAAAGGCGCGGTGATGCAGGTGCTCGGCGAGCACCGCATCTATCCCAAGCTGGCCGCCCCTCAATACACTGAGATGGTCGATGATGAGCAGTTTCTAAATGTTCTGCTCGACCTTGGTTATGGACCGCTTGACGTTCGGGATCCCAGGATTGGTGAGACCGGCCTGGACCAGTATGAAGACGTCGACACTGAAATGTCGAGCGGGGATTGGGGAGAAGACCAGGAGATTGATCAATTTCCTAATGATGTTGTAGAAGACGCCGTAGATCGTCAAATAAAGAAGGAAGATGAGTGGGTTACTCTTACCACTCGCCCAGATACAGACAAGGCTCAAGTTGATATTGGTTTCCGTCGAGGTATCGGCTATTATGAGAGTGATGGTGATTTCAAGGAGAAGGAGGTCACCTTTAAGGTTCGGTATGCTAAAACTGGGACTGAAGATTGGATTTACGATGTAGATCGAGAGTATCGAGGCAGAACCGCTACCCCTCTTCGTCGAACAATGAACCTCACGTTCCCTGACAGGGATCAGTGGAGCGTGCAGATTCTGCGGTCGACTGATGATACCGATGAATCGGACGAGCTGTATGACAGCTGGCTGGAGGCTATTCGCAGCATCAAGTTTGAAACCCCGGTTCGAAACAAGTATTGCCAGCTATATGGTCTTCGCATTCGCGCTACACGTCAGACTTCAGGCCAGATAGATACCTTTAATGTCATTGCTACTTCTATCTGCAAAGATTATGAAGACGATACGGCTCAGTGGATTTGGAGAAAGACGCGAAATCCAGCATCATTGATGCGTCATGTTTTGCAAAATCCAGCTAATGAGTTGTCAGTCGCAGATGATTACATTGATTTTGAGACGCTAGAATACTGGCATGGTCGGTGCCGACAGAAGGGTTGGTTCTGCGATTTTGTAGTCGATCGGGATATGTCCGTCCTGGAGCTGATGCATATCATCGCCGGATGCGGTCGCGCGAGGCCGATGATCGTAGACGGTAAGTGGACGGTGGCGATCGATGAGCCAAAGGATACCGTCGAATTCCACTTTAGCCCAGCCAATGCGAAAGCCCTACGCTGGTCGCACAAGTTCGTTCGCATTCCGGATGCTCTTCGCGTTAGCTTTGTTGATCGTGACTCGGGATACAAGACGCGAGAGATGGAAGTTTTTGATGATGGAAAGGATGAGGATAATTCTGAGCGATACGAAGACTGGGAGTTCCCAGGAATAACAGAACCGACTCTGATCTATAAAAATGCGCGAAAGCGCCTTGCGGAGATGCGTCTGCGGCCGGAAGTTTATGAACTAGAGACTGATCTGGAATGGCTTACATTCCGCAGAGGTTCTAAGGGCCGGCTAGCTTACGACACGCTTAAAATTGGACGTGGCTTCAGTCGCGTGAAGGATGTTATTTTAAATACTAATGGCACGATGAGCGAGATCGTGCTCTTCGACAAAGTGACTCTGGACGGGACGCAGGACCAGCGCTTGCGCGCGCGGCGCGCTGACGGTGTTAGCTGGACCGCCATGGCAGAGACCTTTGTCGGAGAAGGGACCGTCTTCAAGCTGGTTGATCAGGATCAGGATCCTGCAGACGGCCCGGGTCTTGGAGATTGGATTGTTGTCGGCGATCCTGCCCGAGAGAGCATGGAGGTCATCTGCACCGGTATTCGACCGGCCAATGAGCTAGAGGCGACGGTGACCTTGGTGCCTTATGCACCGGATATCCACACCGCTGAGGACGGTCCTATCCCAAGATGGGATCCATTCATCACTGAACCGATTGAGCTAGTCATCCCTGAGATTGAGAGAGTATCGTCCGACGAACAGGCGATGTTCCGAGATACTGACGGCAGCTTTAAGGCGGGCATGCTAGTCAAGGTTCGCCGTCGTGGAGAAATCAGGAAGGGACGAGTCGCTGGTGTTCAGCTGTCTATTCGAGAGCTGAACACCGGAGCCGCCGGCCGCTACTACGAATCTCCTTCAGAATCAACTGAGATACGTGTCCAAGACGTGCGTCTGCGTGAGACTTATGAGGTCAGGGCGCGCTACAGGTTCACCGCGGACCCGAGAGCGAAGGAAAGATCCCCTCAATACGGGGCCTGGAGTTCGACTGTTACCCACACCGTCGGCGGACCGGTGCAGCGTCCAACGGACGTAACGTCAGCCTGGGTGAGTGGAGACAGGGTCGAGTGGAGCATGCCGGTCAAGCCGCCCGATCTGGCTGGCTACCGGGTGAAGTATACTACCGTCGCGGGCCAGGATTGGGAGACCTCGGACTACCTCACTGATGGCTTGTACAATCTTGAGTATCTGTCTTTGGTCGAGGTTCCGACCCAGGCTGTAGAGCTGCTTATCGTCGCTGAGACGACGTCCGAGCTGCAATCAAAGCTGCCCGCGCGCGTGCGCGTAGAGGGCATCGATCGGCCTGACCTAGACCCTGTTTACACCGAAGACTACGTTGCCCTTGGCTTCCCAGGCACCCGTCCAGGGACGATTATTCAGGACGGCGTTCTCAAGTCGATCGATAGCTCGATCTGGGGCTCGCCGAAGACAGGAAAGTGGGCATCGCCTAAGTCATCCCCCTGGGGAGATGTAGTTTGGGGCAATTGGGCTTGGGAGTTCACTTATAATTGTCCGGATCCGGTCCGCACTACAGATCAGATCATCCTCGATGTGCAGTTCACGGGTGAGGTTCTCGTCGAGTACAGATGGACTAATGACATCGTCTCGTACTATCCAGACGACGAGATGGTTCCTGGCGATGACTTTATCATCCCTCCAGACTGGGTTCCGTTTGGAGCTACATCTACAGGCGCTACAGCTCGACCATTCCGTCCGTGGCGAGATGGATTGCGACCTGTCGCCAATGAGCCTATCGAGTTCCGGGTTAGCGGTCGGGGCGGCCGGGCCATCCGACCCTCGATTATCAAGTTCTCTGTTGTAGTCCAGGGATTGGAGATCAGGGAAGTCATCTCTGACTTCGAGATTGCGGCTGACGGCACTCGATTGGCGCTCAAGAAGTCATTCCGTAAGATTACGTATGTCCACGGAACTTTGCATAAGCCAAGCCGAGCAATTACCTTTGCCTCTCTCG